TACATGGACTTGCGTGATTTCGGCATCGGAACTGCCGACTTCCCCGAATAGAGAGTGTTTGTATATATACTCTCTCTGAACGTAGTGAAGAGAGTATATATACAACACCTCTCAAATGTCAAACTTCAAACCTCTACCACAATGGTAAAAGACAATTTTTTCCAACGCCCCGTCGGTGCGGCGGTGCTCTACCTCAACGACTTCCACTTCGGTCGAAACCTCTCCGTGCTCAACCAAGCCGCTCGGCTTGTGCCTGACGACGTGAAGGGCTTTGCCTCTCTCGTAGCAAATACTCCTAACATCAGTGCAGACCAAGTTCAGGACGTAATCAACCTGCTCTACGACTACGCAAATGACGCGGTGGACGGACGGCTCAAAAACCCAAAGGGATGAGATTCGAACACGAATTCAAGACACAAACGCCAAGAGGCAGTGTTGTGTGCGCCAAGATTTGGTTAGACCCTGACGTCGGTTATGGTGGAGGGTACGAAATTTGGGATGACGCCACGGGTGGCAACCGCATCTACGTCGAAGGCGTACTCGAAACGGAGGACTCCTCTGACGGAGAAGGCAACGAAGCTGTCGTGCTCACAGGGTACGACGGATGCTACGAACTACCCGAATACATCATCAATGCCCTCGAAGAGAAGGGCGTAATCATTGACCTATGAACAGCAAAGACATCTTCAACATCATCATCGAACTCTCCCGTATGCAAGAGGCGGAGCTTGTCAAGCACAACAAGTCCCTTGCGGAGCAGTTGTCAAAGAACGACAAGCCATCTACGTTTAACCTTTCAAAGAGCAAGCAATGAACATCTACGAGAAAGCCGTTGCAGGGTTAGCCCTTGCGGCGCATGACTCCTCCATCGTTCAGCAATCAGCCGAAGACGTCGGTGTGTGGATTTTGGTGTGGAACCACGACCTGCTCGATACCCACTACTTCCGCATCCACGACGAAGAGATTACTTGGTGGGCAGAATACTACGACGAACAACAAAACGAAAAGCAATGACACAACACAATAAGTGCCACAAGTGTGGCGGCGAGGGCATCTTCCTCGGCTCACAAGAAACAGGTTTCTCCGCAGGGGGATGGGTACAGGAGTGCCACGACTTCGAGTGCGAGGACTGCCAAGCAACATGGGATGTGACCATGGAAATTACACCAACAAATAGATTCAATCACGACTGACATGAAAGACGTAAAGGAAATGACGAACGACGAGTTCATGAGCCACCTCATGACGGGGTACAACAAACACGGAGCACTCGTGCAAATGGTGGTGATTGACTGCCTCCAACGTGGTCTCGACCACTACATCTCAGCCAAGGAGCAAATCCTTGAGGAGCACAACAAGTCCCGTGAAGATGGGCGCATCTCCCTCATCAACATGAAAGCATGGGTGTCATGCTGTGAAGAAACTATGCAACGAATCGAAGACAAATACTCATGAAACTACCACTGAACATCGACACCGAGGTGTTGCTCGACGTGAGCATCGCCCTCAACGAGAGAACCGCATCCAATCAAAGCGGTTACGTTAACCTCGTTAATGTGTGCAGAAAGCACGGGTTGAACTACTTCCAAATCAACGACATCATAGCGCGTGTAGAGTCAGACCTAACGGACATGATTGTTGAGTGCATCGAAGAGAACGCAGAGAATGGTTAATTGAAGTTTGACCAAGAGGGGTGGCGTGTAACGTCACGCCCCCCTCGACCCATCCCCTCTCAATCTATTTGGAACATTACCTTGTCAGGTGTGGTGGGGTAGCCAGTCATCAACGATGATTAAGTCGGGGCGATTGGGAGGGTAGTCATGTTGACCCGTTATGGCTATCAATGACTGACGGCTCGGAAAGACGAGCATCGCTTTTCAAGGGAGCGCAGTCGGTGCGTACACTCGATCGAGTGGCAGTTGTGTTCGAATCCCAACCTCCCTTCTATTAGTCGGCGGACGTTAAACGCATATTACTAAAGTGGCCTCACCCAAAAGCGCGTGGATGAGGATGAGGCCGAGATATATTCCATGCCACCCGATACCCTGTGGGCAGTTAACAATCAGGGGAGAGGATGGGCAAGGGGAGCAATGCCACTGAACGGGTGACAAATAGACGTTCAGGCCCCACCCAACCTCGACCTCCCTTCTATATAGGCAGAGAATCCCGATGGTCGGGCGGCGTTAAGCCATTCATCGCGTCGTTATTGATACGCCATGTGGCTGGCATATTGCGTATCCAACGAGGTTCGAATCCTCCTCTGCCTACTTATGTGTGAGTGTATATACACCTTCTGAGTTTACGAAGAAGGTGATATACACGAACACTTCAAATCAAATTCAAACTTCAATTCAATTCAGCATGAAACAATATGCAGTAATCCACGCCGTCGCAGGACTCTTCGAAGGGTACAGCGACACCACCTGCGAGTTCTTCCCCAAGCGGAGTTTCGCAGACAAGCACATCAATCAAATCATCAGCGACTACCGCAAGGACGAGATGTGTGTATGTATCGAGCACCAAGAGGATGGTGTCGAGGTAACCATGACCCGTGAGTACAAGGACTACCACGCTTGCGTCCCATTTGACATGGAGCACGACGATTGGGTTGCCGAGAACGGCGACGATTGTAGTGTCGAAGTGTTTCGCATCATCGAGATTGACTGCGAACGTTACGAGAACGCACCATCTACCGAGCACATGTGGCTCACGTGGGACCAACAGGATACTTGCCAAGCATGGGACTACACCCCGCTTTGTATGTCCTTGGTGGCTCGTGTATCAAGCGACGTGATGGACAACATGGTCTACGAGAGAGAGGCGCAACACAACCTCGAACAACTCACCGAGTTCATCTCGGATGTGTACTACCGCAACCATGCGTTCATCGACATGGACGACTACACCATGCACGCTTTCCGTATCCCCAAACCAAAGAACGATGAATAAATCCACAATCCAAGATTGTATATCTCGATTCAAGACGCTCGGCCTTGATGCCTGTGAGGATGATGGGTCGGTGTACCTGCGTGTCAACGATAAAATCGAAGTGCAACTATCCACGACAGAAGTAATCTTCCGTGCAGACCAACACTTGCACGCCCAAAGTGTCAAATGAAAACGCCTCAAGGTGTAAAATGAAATCACAATCTGTGATGTCAAAACCCATCATTAACCCCTAATTCGCACCATAAAGGTGGAAATAAACATCATGAACAACACAATCAACTTCAGCGACGAGCAAAAGCAAGAGCTAATCAACCGCATCAGCGATGTACTTAACGAAACAGGTGCATACTCCGCCCTGTACAAGCTACTTGTTGTCCGCGAAGAAGTTATGCTTCACTCTGACATGGAGAACCTCGCCGAAGAACTCGAAGAATTCATTTTTAACTACACACAAATCGAAGACAATGAGTAACGAAACCTTTTACGACGTGCGTGGCTACGTTAGCGACTGCTTCAACCACCGCGAATCCTTTGCCGCAGATAGCGGGTACATGCGGCTCACCAAGCTGATGCTTGACGAGTATGACCTCACGCACAACGATGTGGACTTCGTAGTGGACGAGATAGAAGAGTTAGTCGCAAAATACATCATGAAAGAATCCCCAAAATTTCAAGACAATGACTAAAGCAGAATTGATTGACGCCATGCGCGAATACCCCGACGACGCACTCGTAGTAATCGAGGTACACGACACCATGTTGTCAGAAGACCTATACGACTTCACGTTCGACGGCGTATCGTGGACTCGGTTCAATACGGACAACACGTCAGAAGAAATGCACGAACTGCGGCTCACCGCTATCAACCACAACGAAACAATTAACTGGTAATGAATATCGAAGACATCATCAAGTACGAATCGGGCGAACTCGACGACGCCCAAACCCTGTGCCTTTTCTCCAACCTCATTCGATCGGGTGCGGCGTGGAGCTTGCAGGGCCACTACGGACGAACTGCACGAGCACTCATCGACGATGGGTGGCTGGACAACTACGGAATGTTCCAAGACAAATGCTACGATAACGGAATCCTTTAACTCAAACTTCAATACAATGCAATCAGCACAAGAATCTTTGGCCGAACTCCGTGCCGCCATCCGCTACTGCGAGAACGCTATCTCTGCGGCGGAATCAACAATCGAATCAATGGACTTTCGTCAACAACTTGCAAAACAACAAGCCATGAACAAACAAGAATCAACAGGGCGTGAGGTCGCCCTCGAAGCAGAGAACGCCAAGCTCCGTGAAGACAAAGAACGACTGACTGCCTTGGAGGTTCAACTCCGAGACAAGATTCGCGAACTCAAAGAGGGCGCTCCCACTATGCCCGTCATCCCACGTGACGTAGCCATCGCTATCTTCCGTGAGGGAATCAAGCAGGGTGTTGACGACGCTTGCAATGAACTCCGAGGACAGACCATCGACATCCGCGAGAGCGACTACGTCGGTGACTTCGAAGTATCTTTCTCACGAGATGTTGAGCTCGAAGACGAGCTTGACCTCGACTGGATGCGCGACAAGGTAGGTAGCTACGATACGGAATCGGTTGAGGCAAACCTCAAAGGGTTGTGCAAGAACCTGAACTTCGAGTGCCGCATCCACGGAATCGACGACAATGACTGACGAATGGTTTGAAAATCAATGGAACAAGATTGAGGTTGCGCTCGACAAGTACGAGCGTGACCCGTCTTGGACCAACAAGACGATCGTCGAGTGCATGATGCTCGACTACGAGGCTAAACAAAAACTATACTTAAATGAGCACAAAAAGATGGAAGGCCCGTAAGCACAACGCTTTGTGCGTGGTTAAAGACAGGGCTACGAACATGAGATTTCAGACAAAACAAGTTAACATCAACCGCAATGGCAAAAAGAAAAAGATTTCAGGTGAGGTTTCACCTCGGGAAGGGGCCTAACTTTATGTGTTGGCAAGTAACAGATAGGGTGAACGAACACATCGACTATTACCCTCCGTCAATCGTGTCGCTCGAACTCACTGGATGCACGTTACGCAACAGCGTGTCAACTGCAATGAAGATATTTAACGGGCAAAACAAAACGGTTTGCGCATGGGTGGAATGCGACGGCCTCGACGTGCATTACACTCGGTCACCGAGGTACTCACGCCCGAACATCAAGAACATGGACAAGTACAAGTACAACCCACGCAAACACTTTCATTGGTTTACCAAGCGCAATCGAAATGCAGACGATAAAAACCTGCACAAAATGTTTACAAATAATCGAGCTATCTATGGACAAGTACATAAGGTTTCTGCGTAACCTCGCATCAGACAAAAACACACACTCACCCCGTGCGCGCAAAAGAAAAATGGAGCGAGAACTAAAAAAACTAAACGGAAAGGATGAAGAAACACGAGATAATTGAATACATCCATGTATGCCTAGATGATCCGATCGAAAAGAGCAACGTAGACCTCACCGCCTTGGGTATGATTTGTGCCGACATCGAGGAGTTCGGTTTTGAGGAATGGATTCACCTGTCCCCTCCCGAAATTGTACGAATGCACATCGACGCAACCAGCGACGTAGCGGACGACACGCTCGAAGACCTCGCCGCAATCATCAGCCAAGAGAAAGAGCTTGACGTGCTGGGCATTGACCAGTCGATGCGAGTAGAGATTATGCCCGCTATGATTTCATTCAAGAACGGCATGATTGAGGTCATGAGAAGCCTTGAGCGGTACTTCGAAATGCAACAAATATCTAAACAAATGTTTTATGAATAGACATAAATTTAATGACGCAATCTCAGCCATGATGACTGAATGCAAGGTCGAGTACGAGAAGCTAAACGGCTACGAAATTGATGCAGAATCAAGGCTACAGCACTACGTCCAAGACAGGGTGGCGCTTGCGAACGCGTGGAGACCTTACGCTACGTACAGATCCATAGGCGAGGTGTTGGGAGGGTTCGACCACAGCACCATCGTCCATTATGCGAAGGAGCACGAGGGGATGCTTAAGGCTTACCCGAGCTACGGCAAGAAGTTCAACGACGCATTAAGCATTACGCGAGACCTCGCAAAGAAAATGGGGATGGCTCCGCAACTCAAGCACGGAAGTCACAGACACCTGCGTCAAGAGCTAATGATTGTTGAAAATACCATCAAGAATCTTCGCCAATTAAGCAGAAAAATTCAGTTAAAGCTTGCAGATGAGAGAGGTATTTCGTAAATTTGCACAGATGTTGAAAGTCATTTGGGTGGAGGACATCCATCATTGGGTGTGGTGGCACACCATCGGCAAGTGGCGCATCGACAAATGCATGCGCGAAGGCATCTGCCTCGTATGCGGAAACAAATCGGAATCAGAAAAGTGTGTATGTCACACAACAATTTAATTCACTATCATCAATGTCTAATTACAAGTTTAAGACCACGAACATCCGTGGCAAGCAGTACGTTGAAGTCAACGAACGCATTAAGTTCTTCCGACAGGAAGAGCAGTATAAGAACTGGGGTATACGCACAGAGTTCCCTGTTATCGACTCGGAGCAATGCCTATGTCTTTGCACGATTACAATGCCGGACGGCACGATCGTGGCTCAGGGCCACGCACACGAGGAGAAAACCGCCTCTAACATTAACAAGACATCGTACGTCGAGAACTGCGAGACTTCAGCTGTAGGCCGTGCTCTTGCCATGCTCGGAATCGGTATCGACACCTCGATTGCTTCAGCCAACGAAGTCGAGGAGGCCATCGCCAAGCAACAAGCTATGGTCGATAACCCTCAGGTGCAAAAGCTGTCCAAGGCTCTCGACGCTCCAGTAGAGAACATCATGGATAAGGCGGTCGCCTACATCAAAGGTCAGACCGACAAGCGCAAGGCTTTCGACGCAGTTACCAAGAAGTACGGGAATCAGCTTACCGAGAAGCAAGTTGACGGGCTCAAGAAGTTTGTACGATGAAGATTGCAATCTTGTTTACGGTGAGCATCATCGGTCTCGCCCTGTGCGCCGCGTACTACATCGAACGTAAAGACACGCGCAAATGAGCATGAGAGATAGGCTGACGGAGAAGGTGGGCAAGCCCCACCTCTCCTACTCCTCGCTCAAGTATGCCCTCGGGGACATGAAGCTTTGGGAGATGTACATGCGAGGCCAACTCAAGAAAGAGTCCGACGCCCTTACGTTCGGCACCATGTACGACATGATGCTTTTCGAGCCAGAAAAAGCGCACTCCACATATGTCATACTCGACGATGCGGCTATCGTTGCAGAAATCGGAGGCAAGTACCCTCGTAGCACCAAGCGCTATAAGGAGTGGAAGGCTGAATGGGCGGATAAGAACCAAGACAAAGAGATTGCGTCTCGTGACGACTGGGAGAACGCTCAGAAGATGATCAAGCGCCTAAAGGACTGCGGCCTGTACGACAAGCGTTTCGCAGGAGGCAAGTATCAGGTTGAGTTCAACGTTGATTACAACGGAGTCCCTCTCAAGGGATTCCTCGACTGCCTGCAGGACGATTGCATTATCGACTCTAAGTCGTCCCGTTCAATCAATAAGTTCAGGTACGACGTGAACAGCTTCAGCTACGACATCCAAGCATACGTTTATACAAAGGTGTTTGACATCCCGGATTTCTACTGGGTAGTGCAAGAGAAGGCATACCCGTTCTTCCCTGCAGACGTCAAATGCTCAGACGAAACGTTATTCAAGGGTGAGATGAAGTTTCACGAAGCGCTTGAAAACATCAATAACTGGCTCGACGGGGGCCAAAAAACTGACACACATTATGCGGAATTTGTTGTCTAACCTGAAATTTCTGGCTACCTTAGCAGCCATCTATTCAATACATCTTTTAATCCTTAAAATTTTTTCGCCATGAGTGAAAAGCAGTATGATTCAGTACTCGTAGGGTACGCAGAAGAGCCTCGTTACAACGACGACGGCCAAGTTGGAATGTGGTCTGTCCGATTCAAGGACAACGAACTCCAAGAGATCATTGAGAAGTACGCAACCAAGCGTAACGAACAAGGTCAAGGGGGTAACGTGTACATCACCATGTTCATGTCTAAGAACGGAAAGGCTTGTTGCCGAGTGTTCGACCCTAACAGCGCCGCCGCCAAAGAAAAGCGCGCCGCCAAGCAGGCCGCCGAACAGACGGATGAAGTCCCATTCTAAGGCTCCTATCTACTACATGACCGCTCGTGTCGCCTTCAAGAAACGGAAGGTTGTACACGAGCGTGTCGTGTGGATAGTATCCGTTTTCGACGACCCGAATGATATACGCAATCACGACCCGCATACAATGCACAGGTTAGAGGTAGAGCTCTACGGAAAGAACGCAAAGTCGGAGAAGCATATCATCATTCGAGAAATCTTAAGCAAGAAATTCATTTCACATTCTACTCTGACTTTAGATGAACACAAAGCAGAAAATCAAAGCAAAATGCAAAGCTCTTGAGGAGCTTTTGCTTTTTAAGAACGAGAAGTATGGGGACGCAGCTTTAGAGCCACTGAAGATCTTCTCGGAAGCTAATGCCGTAGCTGGAATCAAGATGCGAATCGACGATAAGCTAAAGCGCATTAAAAACGCGGGCCTTGTAGATGAAACGGAGGATACGCTACAAGACCTCGCAGGTTACCTTATCCTCCTCATGATCGCTAAAGACAATGCAAGTCACGATATTCAAGAACGTATTCGACAAAACCAATCCGCACCACATAACGTTACAACAAGCGTTGGATCGGATTCAGAATGGGAAGTCGAGTACTCTGGTATCTAAGGTTCGTGATGGCGACAAGTCGAAGAAGCAGGAGCTACCTGTCGTTTGTTTCAGCGGTGAGTTCACCGAAAGGAAAGACGAGGCGCTCTTCGAGCACAGTGGGTTCGTTATCTTGGATTTTGACCACGTGGATGTTGACGCGACGAAGCGGTCCCTTGCCACGGATGATTTCATTCATTCATGTTGGACTTCCCCTTCGGGTCAGGGCGTTAAGGCGCTGGTTCGAATCACGAATCCAGAAAGGCACAGAGACCACTTCCGAGCCCTCGTAAAGTACTTCGAGCGGACCCACGGCCTTGAGGTCGATGAGTCTGGCATCAACGAGTCTAGGGCTTGCTTCGAGTCTTACGATCCTGACATCATCATCAAGGACGAGTACAAGAAGTTCGGAAATTTCACAACTGAATTCGCAGAGGCGCAAGTCCCGACGAACGCAGCGCACGATTACACGGACTACATGAAGCTCAACCTTGCGTGTCGAATGATACGTCAGGCAGAAGACGGAGAGAAGCACCGAGTCCTTGTCAATGCGGCCCGTCTTTGTGGCGGATACATCGCTGCAGGGAAGATGGAGCAAGACGAGGTTGTGCGTGTCTTGCACCGAGAGATATGCAAGCGAGAGGTTGAATCAGAGTCTCATGCCCTGAACACAATCCTCGACGGCATCGAAATCGGAAAGAACATGCCAATCAGGGATGTCATCAACGAGGAGAAAGAAGCGCAACGCGAGATGCTCCTCAACGACGGCGACATGTCCTTCATCTCTTCCGACGACGAAGACTTCAGGTGGATCGACGACTACGCACAAGGTAAGATTGAGATCGGTCTTGATACGGGGGATACTCGCCTCGACGAGTACTTCAGGTACAAGAAGGAGTTCGTGGTGATCAACGGGCACTCGAACGTGGGTAAGACTACGACGATGCTCTATCTCATCGCCAACTCCGCAGTGCGCCACGACTGGAAGTGGGTGATTTACTCCTCGGAGAATCGCACCTCTTCTGTAAAAATGTCCCTCATGCAGTTCGCCATGGATAAGAAGGTGGCTGACATGACTTATTTAGAACGCAAACAAGCATACAAATGGGTAGGAGAGCACTTTATAATCATCAACAACAACCAGATCTACGGATACGCGGATTTAATTCTGTTTTTCGAAAAGATTTTAAAACAACAGCCGGTAGACGCGGTATTCATCGACCCTTACAACAGCCTCAAGCTGGACATGAGGAACACGGGGATATCGACTCACGACTACCATTACGAAGCGGCGAGCGAGTTCCTGACGTTCACCAAGACGAATAACATCGCCGTGTGGGTGAATGCCCACGCTGTGACAGAAGCTCAGAGGAAGAAAGGGCCAGACGGTTTGCCTGTCGCTCCTTACGCTGAAGACACAGAGGGCGGCGGAAAGTTCGTAAACAGAGCGGATTGTTTCATGACAATTCACCGAAAGGTTCAAGCCATGGATCATGAGATACGCAAAACCAGTGAGTTGCACGTTCGAAAGGTTCGTGACGTGGAGACGGGAGGAAAGCCAACGCCGTTGGAAGATCCTTACCGACTGCAAATGAATCTTTCCCACACGGGATTCACAACTATGATTGGGCAACGGGCTCTGTTTAAGCCGATTACCTTCCCGAAGGAATCGTCGATGCCGCTGAACCTGTCGTTCCTATCTTGACTTTGCAAAAATTCTTTGGTAACTTCGTTTAATGAAGAGACCGAGGAAGACAACGAGAAAGAGGACCAGCGCCCGTAAGAAGCAGCTGGGACGTTACGCCTCTTCTCTTGAGAAGTACTGTGCAGACCAGTTAAAGGAATACGGGCTAGCTTTCGATTACGAAGAACACACCTTCGAATTGATGGACCGGTTCAGATTTCCGAACAAGTACTTCAAGATGACCACGAAGGGGAAAGAGATGACGGACCGTACAGGGTCCGTCGTCCTTCCCATCACTTATAAGCCTGACTTTGTTGGCAGGGACCACGATTGGATCATTGAAACAAAAGGGTATCTACCGTCTCACCACGATTTTCCGATGCGGTGGAAACTTTTTTTGCGTCATTTAGTTGGAAATAACTCCAAGACGATTGTATTTTTGGCGAAGAACAGCGGTCAAGTAGACAGCGCTATTCAAGAAATCCTAAAATCAATCAAGAATGGAGACATTTGAACTAAGCAGAATGTTTTTTGTCGCTTGCGACAGAATGCATGACGCTGTCGATGAGCTGTACGAGGCCCTACATAAACTGAACGGAGAACCGATTGAAAAGCTGGCGGGAATAGAGGAGTCGATTGGCAGACTGAGGAATGCCATTTATCATGAGATTGATCTCATTAACTCTTCTATCTCAGAGCATGAATCCGATTGAAGTCGAGATAACGCCTGAGATGCGTAGCAGCGCAGCGACAAAAGCCAACCGCCACGGGGACATCAAGAACAGCCTCCTCAAAGGCAAGGGCAATTACGCTGGTTATCTAGGGGAGGAGATCGCCTTGGCTTACTTGACCAACGTCGAAGAGCACAACACGTACAAGCACGACATGATCGTAAGGAACGGGGATGATGTTTACACGGTTGAAGTCAAGACAAAGGCAAGGACTGTTGAGCCTCAGGGCTTTTACTCTTGCCACGTAGCGGCCACAAGCAAACACCAAACCCCGGACATCTACATATTCTGCTCGGTGATTGTAAAGAAGAGCCCTCAACGCGGGTGGGTGCTCGGGTGGTTGACTCGTGACGAGTTTTACGAAAAGGCCAAGTTCGTGAAGGCAGAGTCAGAAGACGGGAATACGTCGTTTTTTCAGAAAACAGACGCATACGTAGTGGACATAAATCAATTAAATCCAATGGACGAGCTTTAGTATATTAGCCGTCCCTTTTTTTAACCCTTAAAAACTTTTTTATGAATTACAAGCCCGAGTTAATCCCTTGGGGCGAGGTCGGCTACGCCACATACAAGCGTACATACTCACGCCCAATCAAAGACCGTACCGAGGAGTGGGAGGAAACCGTAGACCGCGTCATCGAGGCGTGCAATAAGCAACTGAAGTGCGAGTTCAACGAACACGATCAGGCAGACATCAAGCGCATGATGATGCAGCTTAAGGGTACGGTTGCGGGAAGATTCCTGTGGCAGCTTGGGACAAAGACGGTAGACCGGCTCGGACTCCCTTCGCTTCAGAACTGTGCTTTCGTTGTCGTAGACGACCCAATCCGCCCGTTCACGTGGGCCTTCGAGATGCTCATGCTGGGCAGCGGAGTCGGTTACAACATCCAACGGGAGCACGTGTACCAGCTCCCGAAGGTGAAGAAGAAGGTGAAGGTCCAACACGTGAACGATCACGGGGCCGACTTCATCGTGCCAGACTCACGCGAGGGCTGGACAGACCTTCTCAAGCGCGTGCTCGAAGCCTCGTTCTTTACTGGCCAAGGATTTAGCTACGACACGTCTCTCGTGCGTCCCGCAGGATCACCTATCAAAGGGTTCGGCGGAACAGCTTCAGGACCTAACGACTTGATCTGGGGCATGCAGGAGATTAACCGTATTCTTAACGAAAGAAGCGGCCAACGCCTCCGCCCCATCGACTGCTTGGATATTATGAACATTATCGGAAAGATCGTCGTGGCAGGTAACGTCCGTCGGTCTGCACAAATTGCAATCGGAGACCATGATGACATCGAATACCTACGTGCGAAGCGCTGGGACCTCGGAAACATCCCGAACTGGCGTGCAATGTCCAACAACTCTGTCGCCTGCGACGACATCTCTCTTCTTCCTGAAGAATTTTGGGAGGGGTATAAAGGCAACGGCGAGCCGTACGGGCTCATCAATCTTACGGCGTCTCGTAGGATGGGAAGGACGGGTGAGACAAACTACCCTGACCCCAACGTCATGGGGTACAACCCGTGTGCAGAGCAGAGTCTTGCTCCGTTTGAGACCTGCTGTCTTGCTGAGATCTATCTCCCGAACATCGAGACAGAACGAGAACTCAAGGATGTTGCTACGTTGCTATACCGTATCAATAAGCACAGTCTGGCGATCAAATGCGCCGTCCCCGAAACGGAAGATATCGTTCACAAAAACATGCGAATGGGTATCGGTGTGACGGGGTACCTTCAGGCGACAGAAGAACAGCGCAGCTGGCTCCCTGCTGTGTACAACCACCTAAGAGCATATGACCAAGAGTACTCTCGAATTTGCGGATTCCCAACATCTATTAAACTTACAACGGTTAAGCCCAGTGGAACGCTGTCTCTACTTGCTGGCGTTACACCGGGAGCACATCCCGGATACAGCCAGTACTACATTCGGAGAATTAGAATGGCTGCAGATAGCGAGCTGGTCAAAGTGTGCCGGGACAATGGGTATCACGTAGAGTACGTGCGTAACTTCGACGGGACGGAAGACCATTCTACTGTGGTTGTGAGCTTCCCTTGTAGCTTCCCGGAGAACACGACGTTTGCGGACGACATGACGGCCGTCGATCAGCTGGAGGTTATCAAGCGCCTGCAAGCAGAGTGGTCGGATAACTCTGTGTCCGTGACTATCTACTACCGCAAGTCGGAGCTCGACGAGATCAAGGCGTGGCTGGCGGAGAATTACGTCAACGTCAAGTCTGTGTCGTTCTTGTTGCACAACGAGCACGGGTTCGATCAGGCCCCGATGGAGGAGATCACGCAAGAGAAGTGGCTCGAAATGTCTAAGTCGGTTACCCCAATCACTTCGTTGGAGCACCTGAACATGGACGACATCGAGATCGCTGACTGCGAAACAGGAGCATGCCCTGTACGATGAAGCGGATGGACCAATGCTGGGTGTCTCAGATGTATTATCTTGGCACCGTTACACAGGGGTAATTGCTGTGGAACTTCGCAACCGATTAAAAGAGAGGACATAAAATCCTCTCTTTTTTTGTATATATTTTTGTGGTATGAGACACTTATCCATACTACTATTTTCGTTTATTTCGTTGACAGTCAGTGCTCAGCACGTCTGTGGAAACGAATGCTCCATCGTCGATCACGACTTCGAGCGCATCATGGGGTTGAGGCAGGCAAACCGTAACCAAGATGTGTTTACTAAGTTCCTGCCTATTGCGTTGCACAACATCAACGAAGCGGTTTCTGCCGACGATGTTGATGAGATCTGGGATCAGATCGTGGACGGATTCGAAGGCACGGACATCGTGCCGTGCAAGCACTCTGAGTTCTTCTACCAAGAGTGGATGATTGATCCAGATACGCTCAGCTACGAGTACTGGTTCGGGACGAACGAGACGTACGACTACGGTAGCTACGCCTCGCAGAACACGCGC